CTCTTGCACGCCGCCGGGGCCGGGCCGGGTCTGGTCGCTGTTCGGGACGCCCGCCACCTACCCGCAGCCGCCCGACTGGGTGCCCGCCGCTCCGGTAGACCGGGCCTTTGTCACGACCAGCAAGCCGGGTGGCGGCATGTCCAACATGTGGAGTTTCCCGTGCGTCAAGCGGGCGCGCACAGTTAATGGCGTGCAGCTTGCCGACTGCTACGGCCCCATGAACGAGTCGCCGTGGACCGGGCAGGCCGTGCCTCCCGGCTCGACTGTCGGCACCGCTGCCCCGGTGGGCGCGCCCAACCCGGTTGGCGGCAACGCGCCGTGACACCGCTGCCCGCCGAGGCACGCCTAGCCCGTCACCTTGACAGGCAACCTGCTGGTCAAGCTAGGCGCGGTCCCGGTGGACGCCTACGTCCTCATGCGGGGCCGCTACGATCCCGCAGGCTGGATGCCGTCCGCGCTGATCGGCGACCACTACCTGACAGACATGCCCAGCGGGCGGGCATACCTAGTACCGGTGGCGGACCTGCTGCCGATCAACGATCTGATTGGAGGACACTGTGGGTGAGGTCATCTATCTGCGCGGCGATGCGCCGTGCGACACAGAGGCGTCGGTGGTGATCGACCTTGATGTGCTGGCTCGCAGCGCACGCCTGATAGCTGCGCGCCTGCCGCTGGTGGACAGGCTGGTGATCGAGACCCTGCTTGACTGTCTCGGCGCGTGACGGACAACTGGGCGCTGTCTCTCAGCCACGTCCTGCGGCACGAGGGCGGCTACGCTGACCACCCGTCCGACCCCGGCGGTATCACCAATCTGGGCGTGACCAAGAGCGCGTGGGAGGCCCACGTCGGGCACCCGGTCGCGGACATGCGTGCGCTGACCGTGGCGGACGTGGGGCCGTTCTACAAGCGGCGGTACTGGGACAAGCTGCGCTGCGACGATCTGCCTGCCGGTCTGGACTACGCCGTGTTCGATCTGGGCGTGAACAGCGGCGTGGGCCGTGCGGCGCGCATACTCCAGCAGGTGTCAGGCGCGGAGGTGGACGGCATGATCGGCAAGGCTACGCTGCGGCACTGTGCAGGGCGCAGCCTGGTAGACCCGCTGTGCGATGCGCGGATGCGGTTCCTGCGGCAACTGCCGACGTTCGGCGTGTTCGGCAAGGGGTGGACAAACCGTGTGGCGGATGTCCGCGCACGAGCAAAACAGATGGAGGCAGAGTGATGGAGGACCGTTGGGACGTGTGGCCGATACCGCCGCTGGACCCGCCGCTGCCGCCCGTGAGGCGGATCGTGATCGTCAACGGCAAACGCACCAGCGTCACGCTTGAGCCGGTGTTCTGGAGCCTGCTGGATGACAGTGGGTCTGGGGATACGCTCGACTACGTCGGGGCATGCCGGGGCGCTGTGGGCCTGTCCAGCGCCTTGCGAACATACCTAGTGACCAGCCTCGTGGGGCAGTTGTGAGTACGCTCAAGACGGCGGCAGACCTGATAGCTGGAGAGCGCCGCAAGGCTTACGGCGAACCCGACGCGCACTTTGCTGCGGTCGCTGTGATCTGGTCCGTACTGCTGCGGCGCGACGTACCGGCTCGGATGGTGCCGCTGATGATGGCGGCGCTCAAGATGGCGCGACTGAGCCACGACTTGGACAGCGAGGACGGCTGGGTCGATCTGGCGGGCTATGCTGGTCTGGGTGGGGACTATGACGATCACGACTGAGATGCTGCATATGAAGGGCAGGGTGATGCGGATGGTGCGGATGGACGATGGCACCCGCACCCGCTACCTGACGGTGCCGGAAGCGGTCAAGCTGGCTGCTGGCCTGTACGCCTGCGTAGACGAGGCGCTGAAGCCGTGCTGATCAAGCTGCCGGAGCTGAAGAAACTTACCGGCTCCGATCTGCCAATCGACGCGGAGCAGACGCTGCTGGCACTGGACCGGCACGCCCTTGAGATGAGCCTGTACGATTTCACGGTGGCGGCGTGGAGCAGCATCGACCCCGCGCCGTTCGTGCATGGCGGCTTCGTGTTGCAGGCGATCTGCGAGCATCTGGAGGCCTGCGTGGATGGCGACATCCGCAACCTGATCATCAACGTGCCACCAAGGTTCTCCAAGTCCACGATCTGCGCGACCATGCTGCCTGCGTGGACGTGGGCGCAGCAGCCGTACTCGCCCATATCGGGACCGGGCGCGCAGTTTTTGTATGCGTCCTACTCGCTGGGTCTGGCGCAGCAGGACAGCGTCAAGTGCCGCCGCCTGATTGAGAGTGAGTGGTATCAGCGGCTGTGGGGGGAGCGGTACAGTTTAAACACCAACACCATGAACAAGTTTGACAACAGCCAGAACGGCGTGCGGGAGATCGCCTCCATTGGTGCCAGCACGACCGGCAAGGGCGGCGACTATCTTGTGCTGGACGATCCCAACAACGCGCTGGAGGCCAACTCTGACGCGATCCTGAAGACAACGACGGAGTGGTTCGACATGGCGTGGAGTACGCGCCTGAACAACCCCAAGACCGGCGTGCGGGTTGTAATCCAGCAGAGGCTGAGTGAAGGCGACATCACGGGCCACATCCTGTCCAAGGACAAGGGCGACTACGTCCACCTGCTGCTGCCAATGCGCCACGAGCCGGATCGCTCGTTCTCGACGCTGATTGGCTGGTCGGACCCCCGCACCGAGGCGGGAGAGTTGCTGTGGCCGGAGCGGTTCGGGGAGAAGGAGACGGCAACGCTGGAGAGCAATCTGGGGCCGTTTGGCACCGCAGGCCAGTTGCAGCAGCGTCCCGATCCCAAGGGCGGCGGCATCCTCAAGCGTGAGTGGTGGCAGGACTGGACCAGTGCGGTCTATCCGCAGATGACCTATGTGGTCGCGTCTTTGGACACGGCATTCGGCACCAAGCAGGAGAACGACTACTCGGCGCTGACGGTGTGGGGCCTGTGGGACAATCCGGGCACGTTCATCGACGCGGACGGCAATGAACGCAGGCGGGCAAATGCGATGGCAACGCCGACCAGCCGGGTGGCGGCAAGCGAGCGGCTGGCTGGCCAGCGGTCTGAGGCGGCAGACGTTGCCAACGTAATGCTGATGAGCGGCTGGGCGGAGCGGCTGGAGTTGTTCGAGTTGGTGACCAAGGTTGCAGCGACCTGCAAGAAGATGAAGGTTGATATGCTGCTGATCGAGAACAAGGCCAGCGGCATATCGGTATTTCAGGAACTCCGGCGCATGTACCGCAATGAAGACTTTGGCGTTCGTCTGCTTGACCCCAAGGGGGTGGACAAAGTGTCCCGCGTCTATTCTGTGCAGCACCTGTTTTCGGAGGGAATGATCTACGCGCCCACCAGCAAGGTCTGGGCGGATCAAGTCATTACGCAGTGCAGTCAGTTTCCAAAGGCAAAGCATGATGATATTGTGGACACCGTCAGTCAGGCACTTCGTTGGCTGCGGACCACGGGAATGATCAGCCGTGCGGCGGAAAGAATAGCCGAAGTAGAGGAGTCCATGAGGCTCACAACCAGCGATGATGCGCCCCTGTACCCAGTGTAGGTGACAAGATGCCCCTTGATGTCAAAGTGAACGACCCTGACGAGCCTGTCATCATTGAGGATGAGGACGAGGGCGTGGACGCGCCGGAGTATGACGACGACGGCAATCTGATCAGGATTGATCACCCGGACGGCTCCATCACGATTTCGCTGAACGGCAAGATGAAGGAGCCTGACAAGGACGAGAACGAGGGCTGGTACGCCAACCTCGCGGAGGACATCGAGGACGGCGAGTTGAGCCGCATCAGCGACGACATCATCCGGGGCGTTGAGCATGACATGATGAGCCGTCAGGAGTGGGTGGACAACCTCGCCGAGGGCATGAAGCTGCTTGGCCTGCGGATTGATGTTCCCGGCGTCACGGGCGGCGTGGATGGCGCTCCTGTCGAGGGCATGTCGAAGGTGCGTCACCCCCTGCTGCTGGAGGCCTGCCTTGGGTTTCAGGCCAATGCGCGGGGCGAATTGCTGCCGACTGACGGGCCGGTCAAGGTGCGCGACGACAACAACTACAGCACGCCGGAGGACGCAGAGATTGCGGACGCGCTGGAGAAAGACTTGAACCACTACCTGACCGTGACGGCGACGGAGTACTACCCCGACACTGACCGGATGCTGTTCATGTTTGCCTTCAGCGGCATTGGCATCAAGAAGGTCTACTTCTGCCCGCTGCGGAACCGCCCCCTGTCGGAGCGGATCGACGTTGAGGACTTCATCGTCAACAATCTGGCGAGCGACATCGAGAACGCGCACCGGGCCACGCACCGCATCAGGATGCGCCCGTCAGTGGTCAAGCGGATGCAGATCATTGGAGCGTACCGCGACGTTGAGTTGTCGCAGCCTGCGCCGATCAAGACGGACGCGGCGCAGGATGCGCGCCATCAGATACAGGGCGTGTCGAGCGGCAACGAGTACGCCGAGGACCGCGACCGGGAAATCTACGAGTGCTACACGGAACTGGAGATTGACGGCTACGAGCATAGAAAGAACGGAAAGATCACCGGGCTACCTGTTCCGTACCGCGTCACTATTGATGTGAGCAGCAGACAGATTCTGAGTATTGTGCGGAACTTTGCGGAAGATACTGCAAGTCTGCCGATCAAGAACAAGACCTTCGTGAAGTATGAGATGATACCGGGCCTTGGGTTCTACCCCATTGGTTTTCTGAACATCCTTGGCAACACAACGAACGCCCTGACGGCGACATGGCGCGAGTTGCTGGACGCTGGCATGTACGCCAACTTCCCCGGCTTCCTGTACGCCAAGGGAGCGGGACGGCAGAACTCAAACATCTTCCGCGTGCCGCCGGGCGGTGGCGCTCCCATCGACACGCAAGGCATGCCGATAACCCAGTCAGTCATGCCGCTGCCGTACAGTGCTGGCAGCATGGGTCCGCTGATGCAGCACAGCGAAAACATATCCAGCTACGCCCAGCGCCTTGGCGGCACGGCGCAGATGCCAACCGGGGAGGGCCGCGCCGACGCGCCCGTTGGAACCACGCTGGCGCTGATTGAGCAGCAGTCCAAGGTTCTAAACTCAATACACAAGCGGATGCACTCGGCGCAGGCGGAGGAGTTCCAGCTTCTGCGGGAGTGTTTCAGAAACAACCCGGACAGCTTCTGGCAGACCAACCGCCGCCCCGCCTACCCGTGGGATCAGGAGGTCTTCCTGAAGGCTCTCGAAAACAACAACATCGTGCCGCAGGCGGACCCGAATACCTCCTCGCACCTCCAGAGGATGGCAAAGACTGCCGCCCTGGTTGAGTTGGTTGGCACGAACCCGCCGCTGTTCGACTTGCCTGCGGTTGCGCGGCAGGCGCTGAAGTCCTACGGCTGGTCGAACCCCGACCAGTTCATGTCGCAGAATGACGAGGAGCAGCCTGACCCGCAGGCGGAGGCGCAGACGGCGCTGGCGCAGGCCGCAGGCAAGGAGGCGGACGCCAAGATGTTGCTGGCGCAGGCCAAGGTTGAGGAGATGCAGCGCGGGCCGGGGCCGGAGGTTGCAGCCAAGGATCAGATCAACTTGCAGATCAAGGGATTGGACGCGGACCTGAAGCGGCAGGAGTTGCAGCAGAAGGGTGCCGACGCGCAGCTTGATGCCAGCAACCGCAAGCGTGACCGGGAGAGCCGCGAGCGACTGTCCGCCGTCAACATGGCGATCAACCTTGCGAAGAACCCAGCGGGAATTGGCATCGTCAACAGCGTTATCCGCCCCGGAATGCTCGACAACCTTGAGAACAATGAGCGCCCCATTGACCCCACACCCGGCGCACTAGTCGAGTGACAGCAGTTTAAACGTGTGCCATCATGACTGCCTCGCTCTAATTTAAGGATAAGAAATGCGGGAGTATCGCAAGGCGTCCAGAGACGCCGCCGCTGCCAAGATCAAGCGTCTTTGTCAGGCGGAACCCAAGGTTGACTCGTCCGACTGGGAACCCACTGATCCGCTGAATGCTGGCGTGAAGACGGGCATGAGGCCGATCCGCGCACGCATCTACAAGCGGGGCGGCAAGGTCAGCGGCACCGAGATCAAGCGGCGCGCCGACCGCAAGAGCAAGAATAATTACGCCGTCGATCTGATGAACCGCGATCAGGTAGACGCCAACGAGGACCGCGAAGGCATCAAGCATACTGGTGGCCTGAAGCGTGGAGGCCGCACCAAGAAGCAGATGGGCGGTCAGATGACGCCGGAGGACGCGGCAGCACTGGCTCGCGCCACCAGCGGCTCCGAGAAGGGGGACGCAAAGATCATTCGCCCGCCGACGCGCCGCGCTCCGATGACGCCGGAAGAGATGGAAATGCTACGTCGCGCCACTAGCGGCACCGAGAAGGACGACACTAGCCCCATGATGGGCCGCAAGCGTGGCGGTCGTACCAAGAAAGGCCTTGGCGGCTCGTTTTCTACCGCTCTTCACGGCATTGGAGACGTCCTGAAGTATGCTGCGCCCCTTTATCTTCTTGGTAAGGCCACCGGCCTATTCGGCCATAGGGGCAAGGACGACGAAGAAGAAAAGGCAGTAGCCGGGGCCAAGGGTCTGCCGCCGATACCCGGTGCCAAGCGTGGCGGTCGTACCAAGAAGATGGGCGGCGGCGGTATGCAGGGTATGCCGCCTCAGATGCAGGCCATGCGTGGCGCTATGCAGGGCAGACAGCAGCCTCCGGGTCGCCCTATGGGTCAGCCTCCGGGTCGCCCTATGCAGCAGGCAGCGTCCATGCCTGACATGGGCGGCGGACTGAGTATGCGTAGCCAGCAGGGTTTGGCCAGCCAGCAGCCTATGGGACAGCGATTCGACGGTCAGCCGATGACGCAGGAACAGGCGTATAATGGCCAGCAGGGTATGGTACAGGGGGCACAGCAGCCTCCGCAGCAGGCGGTTACGGCTAAGAAGCGTGGCGGCAAGGTTTCCAATGCTAAGTGGGAACACTCGCAGAAAGACCTGACGCAGGACCGACGCCTTGCCAAGAAGTACGGCATGAGCATGGACGAGTACGAGCAGTCCGACGTTGATGCAAAGCATGACCGCCAGCAGAGCGCCAAGGGTCTGCGGCGTGGCGGCGAAGTCCACGACAAGGGATGCACCTGCCGGATGTGTGGCGGTCGAGCGAATGGCGACGACCGCGAGAAGCATGCCCGTGGCGGTCGCACCAAGAAGGCAAAGGGCAAGACCAATATCCACATCAATATTGGCACACCCAAGGCTCCGCAGCAGCGCATGATGCCCCCGCCGATGATGCCCCCGCGTGGAGGCCCGCCGCGTCCGCCGATGATGCCCCCGCGTCCGCCGGGCATCGAGATCAACAACCCGCCCCCGATGATGCCTCCGCCCATGATGATGCCGCCGGGTCCGCCTCCGGGCCTGCCGCCGGGGATGATGCCTCCGATGCAACGCAAGAGCGGTGGTCGCACGCGCATGACCGCCGGATCAGACAGTGGCGAGGGCAGGTTGCAGAAGATTGAAATGTACGGTCGTAAGAACCGCTAGACAGTCTCGACCGTGAATTAGACCGGCAGGAATCAACCTCTGCCGGTCTTTTTTTGCACAAAAAATAAGGCGCAGGGAGGGCACCCGCGCCTTATTCTGGGATCATTGCGGATCAGCGCCGCAAAATCACCGACCCACCGGATAATTGGCAGGCAGTTAAAGTTGCCTCACGCAACGGTGGAAAACAAGCGGAAAACCCGTTGGCGCGTCAACGGCTGGCGTAGTGTGGCAGCATGTCCACAATTACTTCCTACTACCAGTACGAACTACAGAAACTGCTGGAGGCGGCTATCCAGAGCCAAATGGAAACGCTCGCCGCCGGTCATTTGCACGATTTCGCGGCCTATCAGAAAGCCGTTGGCAACATTATGGGTCTGCGGGTAGCGGTGGAATTGTTGGATGAGGCGGACAAAATCATGAGGGAGCAACGATAAATGCCATTTATGTTGATGGAACACGACACTGACCCCGCGCAGAACTTGCGAGATGCGCTGGGCGACATAAGCAGCATGCAGGTGTTTGGCAATCAGGTGCTGGTTGCCATCTATGTCAGGCCACAGAAGACCGCTGGCGGCATCTACCTGACAGACAACACAACAGATGAAGACAAGTTTCAGGGCAAGGTTGGCCTTGTTGTCAAAACTGGCCCCGACGCATTCACCGATCCGTCCGGGGAATGGTTTAACGGCATCGAAGTAGGCCTCGGGGACTGGGTTTATTACCGGGTTTCGGATGGCTGGATGGTCAATGTGCATGGCGTGTGTTGCCGTATCCTGCTGGACACGCAAATTCGCGGCAAAGTTGCCTTCCCTGACGAGATTTGGTGACAAAAATGGCTGATTCAGACGAAATCAAGGTTGAGGACGACCCGGTAGTTGAACAAAAGGTTGTTGTTGTTGATGAAAGCAACGATCACGACGACAGCGGCATTGAAATCCTGAAGAAACGCCTTGAAATGGAAGAGCAGGCGCGTGCCCGCTACCAGAAAGAGGCGCAGCAAGCTAACGAACGCGAATCTGCGGCCAGTTATCAGGTGCAGGACAGCAATTTGCAGCTAATCCTGAATGCAATCGACAATACCAGAATGACTTCGCAGCAATTGCGGTCAGAACTGGCTGGCGCAATGGCTGGATCGGACTACATCCGCGCCGCCGAGTTGCAGGAGGCTTTGGCAGTCAATGCTTGGCGCTACCAGCAGCTAGACGCGGGCAAAGTAGAACTTGAGAGGGTAGTTCAGACGCCGCCTCAGAAGCCGGTTGATATTGTCGAGCAGGTGGCATCACAGCTAACCCCAGCCTCTGCCGCGTGGGTCCGGGCGCACCCCGAGTGCGTGCGGGATCAGAACCGCTACCAGCATATGCTGTCGGCGCACAACCACGCCGTCACCGAAGGCTATCAGGCCGACACGCCCGAGTACTTTGCATACGTTGAATCGCAGCTTGGCTACCGGCCCCAGCAGCGCGCAATGCCTAGCCGCTCTGCGCCGCCCGCCGCGCCATCGTCAGCGGCAGCGTCCTCGTCGGGAGGCAACAAGAACCTCGTTCGCCTGTCCCCAGAGGAGCGAGAAACGGCGTCCCTGTTTGGGATGACGCCGGAAGAGTACGCCAAAAACAAAATGGCGTTGAAAAAAGAAGGCAAGATTAACTAGGAGATGACAATGGTTGATGCACCGCGAGGCAGACCGCCTCTCCGCGATCCCAACACTACCGAAATGTCCCCCCGCGAACGAGCGGCCAAGCGTGTGGCAGAACTACGCGGCCATGCTGGCGGCGACGAGGTGGACGGGCACGACAAGTTTTACTTTGACCCAAATATGTACCCGGACGGCTGGACCTACGAGTGGAAACGCCGCCTGCTGCTGAATCAGGAAAACCCAGCCTACGAAACGGAATTGTCACGCCAGGGATGGGATCCCGTTCCTGTTACAAGGCACCCTGAGATGATGCCCCGCAACTATAAGGGCACTACTATCGAGCGGGACGGCATGATGCTGATGGAGCGCCCCACTGAACTGGTGGAAGAGGCAAGAAACCGAGAATTGCGTACTGCCCGCAAGCAAGTTCGCGCCAAGGAAGAGCAGCTTGGCTCCACTCCAGACGGCACCATGACCCGCAACCATCCGAATGTTAAGCCTGTTCTCAGGAAAAGTTTTGAGCCTATGTCGGTCCCCGAAGAATAGGCAGTTGACGAAGGTCGTCATATTCTAGACAATCACCACTGCACTTCCCCCGGCGTGGAAGTTTATAACCGCATCAGGTTATCAAGTCGCTCTGGAGCGGCAATGAAACCCACTCAAATGGAGAACCATCGTGGCGAACACCAATGCGCCCTTTGGATTTCGTCAGACCAGCGGCCTCGCTTCCGCGCCGACTTACGAACAGGTCGAAGTTCTGATCAAGTCCACCAATACGACTGCCGTCTATTATGGCGATCCCGTGATTGGCACCAATGACGGCTACATCACCACCGTCTCTATCTCGGCGGGCAGTCTTGCCTCCGGCCTTCAGGGCGTGTTTGTTGGCTGCAAGTATCTCTCGGTTTCGCAGAAGCGTACCGTGTGGTCGAACTACTGGCCGGGTTCCGACAATAGCGGCGACGTGACCGCCTACATTGTGAACGACCCGAATGCGCGGTTCATTGTCCAGACGGACGCGACCGGCGCGACTCAGGCGGATGTAAATGCCAACGTGGGCATTAACATTGGCACCGGCAACGCTAACAACGGCATCTCTGGGGCAAACATTGCCACGGCGACGACCCCGACCACCACCAATACCCTGCCGTTCCGCATTCTGAGCCTTGTCACGAATCCTCCGGGTTCGGCTGGCACTGAAGCGGGTGCGTACAACTATGTAATAGTTGGCTTTAACAATGTTGCCTCCAAGCAACTTACCGGCATTTAAGGGGTAAAGGACAATGGCTGTTAATCTTAGTGCCATCAAAGACCTTCTGCTCCCCGGTTTGCGCGGAATTGAAGGCAAGTATGAGATGATCCCGTCGCAGTATGACCGGATCTTTACCAAGCATAACTCGAACATGGCTCTGGAACGCACCGCTGAAATGCGTTTCCTCGGTCTTGCTCAGTTGAAGACGGAAGGCGGTCAGACGGCGTTCGATAACGGCGCTGGCGAGCGTTTCATCTACAATCAGGAACACAGCGAAATCGGTCTGGGCTACGCGATCACTCGCAAGGCCGTGGATGACAACCTGTACAAGACCCAGTTCATGCCGTCGAACCTCGGCCTGATTGAGTCGTTCCAGCAGACCAAGGAAATCTACGGCGCGAACGTGCTGAACACTGCGACTACCTACAACGCCTCTATTGGCGGTGACGGTAAGGCTCTGATCGCCACGGACCACCCGATTGATGGCGGCACGGTGTCAAACCGCCCGTCTACGGATGTTGATCTGAATGAGGCCAGTCTGCTTAATTCGATGATCGCCACTCGTACCAACTTTAAGGATCAGGCTGGCCTGAAGGTCTTTGCCCGCGCTCGCAAGCTGATCGTTCCGCCGCAGCTTGAGCCGGTCGCTATCCGTCTGACGAAGACTGAACTGCGCCCCGGCACTGGCGATAATGATGTCAACGCCATCATGACCACGGCAGGCGGCCTGTCCGAAGGATACATGGTCAACGACTTCCTGACCTCGTCCTACGCTTGGTTCCTGCTCACGAACATCGACGGCCTGTCCTACATGGAACGTGTCAAGTTTGAGACGGACATGCAGGTTGATTTCGTGACCGACAATCTGCTCGTTAAGGGTTACGAGCGGTATTCGTTCGGCTACTACAATTGGCGAGCCATCTACGGCACGTTCCCGACTTCGTAAAGGGGATAAAAAATGTCTATCACGGCGTTTTCCGGCCCCCTTATCAGTTTTGGGTCTGCCGCCAGCAATGACTACAACCCGGAGGCTGGACCCTCTCTGTTTTTTGGGGGGGCCGGTCTT